CGTACATGGTCGATTGTAAGTTTGTGTAATTCATAAGATTTTCCGCAATAAACGCATTGACAATTGAAGTGCTCTTTGATAGCTCTTCTCCAGAGCCTTCTTGATTCTGAACTTGTCATGGTTATTAAATTGTGTAAATAGTAATCAGGGTTAGGTAGTAATGGGGTCATTTTCTAATTTTAAGTCTGCTACGTCTGTTAATAGAGGGCTTTTGTTTTCTGCCCTTGGTCTTGCTACCCTTATAATGTGCGGCATCGAGGCCGTCACGGTTTCCATAAGTACCAAGTTTTCTATTAAGTTTGTTTGCATTGACTCTAATTGCTAGACCTTTTTTAGTTTTGTTGTATTTTCGCTGCTGTTTACGTCGTTTTGCAGCAGCTTTTGGATTCTTCTTGTAATATGTAGAAGTTTTACTTGCCATACACTCTCCTTTTTACAAGTGAAGCGTCAACTGTAGGTAGAAGTTTGTTTAATTTGTCTAAAGGACTACCATCAAAAGCAACACCTGTAATGTCGTTGGTTTTTAGCCAATCGCAAGCTGCTTTTAGATCTTGTGTAGTCGCTTCTCCGCTTTTTATTCTACGTAGAAAGTCCTCTGTAACAAGATAGTGTAGCTCGTTAAAACTCTCTTCGGTTGCTTTTTTGGGTAGTTTCTTTAGTTCATCCATTATTTAATGTCTAATCCTTTTTTAACTATAGCTAGTGCTTTATCATCCAGTTCGTTATCTGTTTGTTCTACAAGTTTTTCGAGTAGGTCGACAACAAACTGTTTAAATTTGTCACTCTTTAGTGCAGTTAATACGATTGGTTTTAATAGTGCTAGCATGATTATTTAGTGGTTGTAGTGGTTTTCTTAGCTTTTTTAGCTTTAGCTTTTTCAGCAGCTTCTCTTGCTTCTCTTTGTTTTGATAGGGTGCTCATTTAAAATAGTCCTAGTTTTTTCTTTTTCTTTGGCGGATCGACTTTTACTATTGGTACTATATCCTGACATAATTTAGCCATAGGCGTATTAGGCCGAATCATAAAACCTTTTTGCATTAGCTCCGCACATTTATGGGCTCGAGTAAGCTCATACTCCAGCCGCATCTTTTCTTCTTGGCGTTTTGCCATTTCTTTGCATTGTTTATATCCTGACTTATCCAGAGGAACCATAAAATTAATTTGGAATCCCCAGTTTTCTGCTAGTGTGTAACTTGTAGGCTGCATAAACTCATCAAGTGGTTTAGTATGATTACCCATATAAAAAGGTTGAAATGTCATCGTGCTGCCATTACAACTTATATTAGGACCAAAAAACTGACGACTTTGTGCTCCGTTATTCTGAAACTGTACAGCTTGGTTCGTTACGTTACCAGTAGCAGCAGCTACAGGATTACTGTTATTATGTGTTTCTCCTTCTGCAAATGCTGGTGCAGTTATTGAGAGAAGATAGAGTAAGACGTAGTAGTACTGTCTGTGTCTATTGTTCTGTCTATTGTTATTGTTTCGATTGTGCCGGCTTCTCTGGTTGTAATCTGTAAATCCCAATCTGCCGCATTGTTTGTTGGTGTGTATACTGTATCTGCGTGTCCTATGCCACCAGCTCCTGTTGCAGTGATGTTTGTACCACTGTAAGAGGAAGAAGCTGAACCTTTGATATCGTGAACCACCTCCTCTACGATTGTTTGTTGTGTTGTGGTTGTACTCTGCATCGACCCTGTTGTAAACTGGGGCGTAACTGTGTTTGCTCTTGCAGCTGCGGGTGATAACAGAGCTAAGAGTAGTATCCATCTTTTCATGTCTTTGTAGTGGGTTGTTGTTTTTTCATCATTGGACATTCGGGTGGCTTACTACTGCCGTTTTTACCAGTAGTTAAACCGAAGGTTGCAAGTGCTCCAGTAAATACTGATGCAACAAAAGTTATATCAGAGTTACCAGACTTTTTAACCATCGGTATATCTATATAGTTCATGGTGATGATAAAACCTGACCAGACAACTACACCAAGCCTTACAAATGTTCCTAATATTTCTATTTGATGTTCTTTGTCTTCAGCAGCATCTTTTAACTTGCTGATGATTCCTTTCTTTTCTGGCGGTTTTGTCTCCATTTATTTATTTTATTTTGTAGGAATTTCTGAACTTTTTTACGTATCCATTCGACTAAAGGCTGTGTAAGCGTTGTAGCTGCTACAGCTGTAACCGCTGATGTAGCTGCCACTACGACAACCTCTGTTGAAGGTTGAGGTATTGGCTGTTTAATAAACGGTATTTTAAGGGTAGGTGGTTTGGGTGTTTCTTCTACAGTCTTGACAGGCTTGGCTTCCTGATCTCTAAGATCACTGGGAGGGACTACCATGGGTATATAATATGGTACGTCAGCTGTAGGTAAAGGTATAGATATTGTTTCTACTGTTAGTGCTGATGGAAGCTTTATGGTGGGTATTTCCACTATGAGTAAACTTTTTTACCATCAGTGATAGCTGTATTGATAGCTGTAAAATCTTCAGAAGTCCAGATAGAAGTAGTTTTGTCTAACTTTTTGTAACCCTTAATTATCTCAAGGTGCTCAACGTTTCTCTTTATTCTGTTCTTGTATTCATCAGCAGTTTCGTATGATGTTCTAGCTGTATTAACGGCTGTTACGCTATCGCCAGCAGCAGCAAAGATAGCTGCTATTTCATCGGTTGTTCTTTCTTCCATTTATTAGCTCTCCAAAGCTGTAACTTTTGCGGATAGTTCTTTAATTGCATTAAGCATGTGCCAAAACAGTCCATCGGTATCCACTGTTTTAACTCCTTTACTATTTGTTTTTACACAGTTAGGGGCTACTAATTCTAGCTCCTGTGCTATAACTCCAAGTTGTGCTTGAGTTCTACCTTGACCTATTAATACTTGATTCACAGCGTCTGCTTTAGGAAACTCACCCATGTCGACAGTATCGTCTGTCGTTACTGGGGCTCCATCATTATATTGTTTATACTTGAAGTTTCTAACTTTTACATTATTAACTACTGATAAACCTACATTGTTATCAACTATATCTTTTTTAAGTCTTTGATCTGAAGTTGTTTGCCAAGAAGAACTATTACTACCTTGAATACAATCTCCATCAGATTCTCCTTTAATCCAGCACCCAGCGTTACCAGCACCAGCAGCTTCTCTTGCTATATAAAGCTCATTACTGCTGTTACCCTGACTTCTTCCAGCATAGAAACCTAACATTACATTATAGCTACCTGATGTAATACCATCTCCACATTCATAACCAATTCCAGTATTATAGTCACCAGTTGTAAGAGCAGTAAATCCATCTGCACCTACCATAGTGTTAATTCGGCCAGTTGTGCAGCTATCTAAACAAGCCTTACCAATAGCAACAGAACCATCTCCAGTCGTGTTATTTCTTAAAGCATCTTTACCAAGGGCAGTATTACTTTCTCCTGTGGTAGTAACGTGTAACGCTGCATGACCTACAGCAGTATTATTATTAGGAGTAGTTGCAACTGTTAAAGCTCCCTGCCCTACAGCAGTATTCATCTCTCCTGTAGTATTAGCGTCTAAAGCAAACGAACCTACAGCAGTGTTTAAATCGCCAGTCGTGTTTACTCCTAAAGCTGCATAACCCACAGCAGTATTATTCTCAGCAGTTGTACTAGCATCTAAAGAGTAAGCACCAACAGCAGTATTCTTATCTCCAGTTGTGTTTGCCGCTAAAGCTTCATAACCGATACCAGTATTGGTATTTGCAGTTGTATTTGATGCTAAAACTCTATAACCAAGAGCAACATTACCTGTTCCACTTGATAAAACAAGTCCAGCATTATCACCAATAACCACATTAGTAGTTCCAGTTAATGTTCCATTAGCACAGGCATTATCTCCAATCGCTATATTTTGCTGTCCTGTAGTCATACCAGCACCAGCGTTATTTCCTACACAGACATTTTCTCCGTTTCCTGTAGTTATCGCACCACCAGCATTAGCTCCTACGCAAGTGTTACTTGGAGAAGTTGTACAAGCATCTAAAGCACCTTTACCTACGGCTACGTTATTATCACTAGTTGTAATAGCAGTACCGGCATCTTTACCTATTAAAGTGTTATTATTAGCATCAGTGCCTGTAAAACTATCACCAGCATTTGTACCAGCTACGGTATTATTTTGTGCATCACTTGTAACACCAGCGCTAACTTCTGCCCATGTAAGGCCACCTGTATTGCCAGACTGTGCTGACAAAAAGTAGCCATTAGTAGGTGAGTTAGAAACTTTAAGATTAGCTTCATCTACTACGTCATCTGTGATAGTTAAAGCTGTGCTACCCGTAACTTCTCCAGTATGAGTAGCATTAGTAGTCTTTGCTGTGTTAGCAGTCCTCTCTGTATTTATAGCGTTAGCTAACTTATCTGTAGTAACAGCATCATCAGCTATAGCTGTTGTTTTTAATTGTGTTAAAGCCATTTATCCTCCATAGAAAGTTTTACCTTTAACAATTGCTGCATCTATATCTGTAAAGTCTTCTGAACCCCAAATAGTAGACCCATTCTCATGTTTGTAACTTTTAATAAGTTCAAGGTGTTCTACATTTCTTTTAATCGTTGCTTTCCAAGTATCTTCAGTTTCACCTGAATCTGTTCTTTCAATATAAGCAGCGAAGTTTGCATCACGATTTATAAGAGTGACACTGTCTGCGGCAAACTTAAAAATGTCTGCTATAAAATCTGTTGTATACGTCATTTTGCTTCTAAAGCTGTTACTTTTGCTGACAATTCTTGTATCGCCTTAACTAATAAAGGTATTAAATGACCTTCGTTAGCTTCTAATTTGTTAGGGTTTTCATCCATTACTAATTTTAAATATTTATAACTTGCTTGAGCTTCTTGAAATTCTTGAGCAATAAAACCACACCTTGTTGAACCATCTTTAATATTACCATCTCTTGTCTGCCATTTAAACTGACGAGGTTTTAAAGTATTTAAGAAGTCAAGTCCTACAGGTAAATCAATAATGTCTGTCTTATCTCTTCTGTCAGACAAAGAACTGATCGAGGTATCATTACAACGTAAAGTGCTGTGAGCAGTATTCCCTAATGTGATTTCATAGCTTGCTGTTGCAGTAGAAGGAGAGCCACCAAGATTTATATTTTCTGCACCTGTCGTAGTATGATAACCAGCTCCATATCCAAATGATTGGTTGGTATCTGCCGTAGTAAGTAACATATTTGCATAGCGACCCACAGCCGTATTATTAGCACCAGTACAAGAATATAAAGCGTTAGCTCCCACCGCAGTATTATTATTTGATGTAGTTACAGTTCGTAATGCGTTATTTCCTATAGCTGTACTTTGATCTCCTGTCGTGTGTGACGTAGCAGCCTCAGTTCCAACAGCTGTTATGTATCCAGTCGTGTTTGCCTGTGCTGCATTATAACCGACAGCAGTATTATTTTGCTGTTCGTTGCCATAAAGTGCTCTTCCGCCAATAGCAGTATTTTTATTTTTAATAGTGATTCCATCACCAGCAGAGGTACCCATACAGGTATTCCACTCACCTGTTGTGATATTTGAGCCAGCTACATATCCCATTAAAGTATTGTTATTACCTGTCGTAATATTCTTACCGGCTCCTTCTCCTAGTAAAGTTACACCATGAGCAGTAGTTAAGTCTTCTCCTGCCGTACTTCCCACAGCAGTATTTGAATATCCTGATGTGTTTTCTGTTAGTGCATTTTTACCAAACGCAGTGTTGTTAGTTCCAGAAGAAAAAGCGTCTCCAGCGTTTGTACCGGCTACAGTATTTCCTGCTCCATCACTTGTTATGCTAGCACTAACTTCTGCCCAAGTTAAACCACCTGTATTACCAGACTGAGCTGATAAGAAGTAACCATTAGTTGGAGAGTTAGATACTTTTAAGTTAGCTTCGTCTACCACATCGTCTGCAATAGTTAGAGCTGTACCACCTGTAACTTCTCCTGTGTGAGTAGCGTTGGTTGTCTTAGCAGTGTTAGCTGCAATTTCTGTATTTATAGAGTTTGCTAACTTATCAGCCGTAACTGCATCGTCTGCTATCTTAGCTGTTGTGACAGCACTTGCATTTATTCTAGCTGTTGTTACTGCGTTATCTGCTAGGTGCTCTTCTCGTACAGCATCATCTGCTATCTTATCTTCTGATACGCAATCAGCGCCAAGTTTATTTACAGTGACTGCACCAGATGCTAGTTTTGCTTCAGTTACCTGTAAGTTACCAATGTGAGCAGTATCAATGCTACCATCAACATAATGCTCAGAATCTATTGAATCGTCTGCTATCTTAGCTCCAGTTACTGCATCTGCTGCTATCTTAGCTGTACTGACTGTACCGTCTCCGGGAGTTGTAATACTTAAAGCAGATCCAAACTGAACAATAAATACAGAGTCCCCACTCGCTAAATTCGCACCAAAGATAATAGTATTAGAATCAACTAACGCAAAACCTTCTGCCGGAGCAGATGTGCCTGTATTAGCTTTTTGAACGACACCATTAATACTTACAAGTAATTGAGCTGCACTTGTTACACTAGCAGCAGAACCTGAGTTACTGCTTTCACGTAAATCATATGTAGCAATACTACCATCTAAGGTAGGTGCTCCAGTACCACCAGCTGGACATAAAAATAGATATTTAAAATCTCCAGTAGATGTTGTATCACCCCAAGATAGATTACCACTACCGTCAGTTTTTAAAAACTCATTAGCAGACCCATCAGTATCTGGAAGAGTTAATGTATAACTTGCAGCAGCACTATGAGCTGGTCCTTTAATTTTTACACCATGACTGTTATTTTCACAGTTAAGTTGTAAAGTACCGGGGTTTGTATTACCTTTAATTTC